CAACAAGTTGAAATACAACAAGCAGACTTAGACTTACGTAAAGCTAAACTAGCTCTTGATTCTAAAATACATTCAGATGAAATGGGATTAGAAGAAGCTAAGCTTATGATTGATGATGAGAATACTGATTTAGAAAGACAACGTAAAGAAACTAAAGATGCTATGGATATGGCTAAGTCAGGAATCCAACAAGCAAAGGTAATGATTAAAAGAGAAGAAGTATAATGGCGAAAGACCCTAGACTAGCAAGAGCTGGAGTATCGGGATATAACAAGCCAAAGCGTACGCCTAATCACCCAAAGAAATCTCACGTAGTAGTTGCCAAAGAAGGCAGCAAAATTAAAACAATTAGATACGGAGAACAAGGAGCTAGTACTGCTGGCAAACCTAAGTCTGGAGAGTCTGCTAGAATGAAAGCTAAACGTAAATCATTTAAAGCAAGGCATGGTAAAAATATTGCTAAAGGTAAAATGTCTGCAGCATATTGGGCGGATAAAAGTAAGTGGTAAGTAAGTACGAATATAAACTTGAAAGAGTAACTCATAAGTTACTAGATCGCTTTCAAAAAATACTTAACGCAATTACATTAGGATTTTATTACTTAAGAAAATTAGATAAGACAGGAATTATGCTAACTATATTAGTTGTATGTTGGTTTTTGTTTATGATTAATTTCGATAAGGTATCTTTCAACACATGAAACTATTACTAACTATATTATTTGTATTTGGAGCAACAGCTACATATGTAGATTTACATGCAGCAGATAGTAATACAGTGTCATCAACCGTTGTAACAAACAATACACCACCTACAGCAAATAGCCCAAGTGTGGTAGTAAATAATTCAGATGTATGTACTAGTGGATATTCTGGAAGTGTACAAACTCAAGTCTTAGGTATTAGTTCAGGTGTAACTATAACAGATGCTAATTGCGAAATGATTAAACTAGCAAGGTCACTTTTCGGTTTTGGTATGAAGGTAGCTGCGGTCTCTACGCTCTGTACTGATTCTAGAATATTTGATGCAATGTGGATGGCAGCTACATACTGTCCTTACATGGGTGCTATTGGTGAAGATGCTAAACAAGGTTGGTTAGATAACAAACATATGGTTCCAGAAGACAGCCAAGTATTTATAGCCATGGCTAAACAAGAAGAAGAATTAAAGATAGTAGAAGAACCTAATAAGGAGACACACAGTGCTATTAAGAAGTACATTGTTGGTGGTATTACTTTGCTCCTTTTACTCTGATTTAAAGTCAGAGTGTACAGCTGAAACAATAGGCCTTTGTACTGAAGGCGTAACCACAGAAAATACTACTACAGAAATAATAGAAACTACTGTTGAACATAAAGATAGTGGGGATTTATTAGATGGCTCTAACGGATTTGTAACCACTACCAAAGAAGGTGATATGGATTCAGATTGGGGTGGGCAAGGTTCTGCTTCCATGCAAACAGGTAGTTATTGTAATGAACTAGGTACAGACAAATGTGCAGAAATTACAGATAGTACTCTAACAACTTTTTATCAAGAAGTCGATATATCCTCATTAGATATTAATTACGGTGGCGAAACTCAATACATAATTGAAGTAGATAAACAAGACGCACAAGACAGTATCTATATGAAAATTATAGGTAAGAATGGAAAGACTGAAATCTTTAATGGTACAGATGTTTTATCTGCAACAGGTGTAAGCAGCGGGTATCAAGAGTATTTAGGTAACTTTAATTTTGCAGGAAAGATTACAACTCTTTCTATTGAGATAGGTGGAAAAGATATCAACCTAGCTGTTGGAGTTTTGTTTGATGATGTTTCGATCAACGTACTTTATAATGTAGTGTCAACTATTGTTACGCAACAGATACAAGACTTAGAAGAGTTTTTAATATTAGACTATGGGCAAGATGCTAATGATGTAGCTGAAATGATTTTTGAAAACAATGAAGTTAATGATGATTTTAACTTTGATCCAATAGATAAGCCTATAGATAATTTCTCTTTTGAATCTGTAGAAATAGAAATACAAAACTTTGAAATGGATTTTCAAATGGAGATGGATACTAATATAGAAATGCCTACAGAGATTACAGTAGCATCAGTAGAAATAGAAATGGAGATAGATATTGAAACACCAAATGAACAGACTATGGATATGCCGAAAGCCGTGGAAGATGAACCTGATATGGAAACTAATATGGATAATGACCAAGTGGAATCTAAACCAGAAACCGTTGAAGAAGATATACAAGAACCAGAAATGGAACCTGAGCCAGAGCAATCTGAAGAAGTCGAAGAGTCAGCCCCAGAAGAAATTAAACAAGAAGCAAAAGAAACTGAACCCAAACCAAAACAAGACACAAAGCCTGAGCCTAAAAAAATAGATAAGGCAAAAGAGCCCACCGCTAAACAGAAAGCAGCTACCAAGATTGTAAAAGATATGGGAGATAAAGGTAGATACGAAGCTGATAATCAATTAAAGACTTTAATAGTTATGCAAGTACTAGGAGATACTAAGACTTTCTTTGACTCTCAACAAAGACTGAAAGATGTAGAAGGGTTCTTTACAAATGAATCATTACCTGATACAATACTCTCTGACAATAACATAACACAGTATTTACTATTCGGAGGAAGCAACAGTCTAATGGATCAACTAGTAGACAGTCAATATAACTAATGGCAGAAGTAGAATTTGCAGGATTAAAATTTAAAGGTGGTAAGGTCTTTGGTATCTTACTTGCTCTCAGTACTCTCATAGGTTCACTCTATGGAGGCTTCGTTATGTTTAAAGATTACCAAGACATGAAATCTGTAATGCTATCATATTCAGCTCCCGACTTGAGTGGACTAGAAAAAGAGATAGCTCTTGTAGAACAAGAAGTAAATATTATATCTAGTGAAATGGCAATGATGATTGCCGAAATAACTTTAGTATCAGATGTAGCTAATGAATTAAAAAATGACCTTCGCACAGATTTACGCAGAATTGAATCTATAATCGAAGACGTAGAGCAGAATCAAAAACAAGATTCAAGAGAAAATCAAGCAGATATAAAGTTTGCTATTAAAGATATTAAAGATGAAATGCAAGCGCTTGAAAAAAAGATTACTGATATCATACAAAAGACTTTAGCTAATCCTTTAGCTGGCATGAAATAGTCTTGACATTCCCATACTAATTAATATATAATAAATAAATAATTGAGCAGGGGTGTTTAAACGTGCCCCTCCTTTTTACAGGAGGATCAATGTTAGACCAGACAAAAGTATACAAAGAACGAATGATGAAAGTTTTGAGTGAGGCTATAGAAGTCAATAATACTCAATTAACAAATGGGAGTGCAGAAGATTATGCTGGCTATAAATATTTAGTAGGCATAGGACAAACTCTGGCAGACATGAAAGATCGTCTACACACAGAGTACATTAAGCTATATAAAGAAATAGCAGGAGGCACAGATGAATAAAGAACTACCGAAACCACAAGGATACAGAATGTTATTAAAACCTTGGGAGCCATCAGACAAATCAGCTGGTGGTATAATATTTTCAGAACAAACAAGAGACATGATTAGATTTGCTTGTGTGGTTGCTGAAGTAATAGATATGGGATCTGAATGTTACAAAGACATGTCCAAATCAAGCACTACATGGTGTAAGCCAGGTGATTATGTATTGACAGGTAAGTATGTTGGATTAAAATTCAAATATGAAAACGAAGACTATTCTATCATTAATGATGATGAAGTAGTTGCAGTCGTACCAAACCCATCTAAAATAAAGCACAGATAACCACTTGTAAATAAGCCACATATTGTGGTATTATACTGACATAGCGCACAACGCAGTTCGCAACTGACGGAGGTAAATATGATAGAAGACCCAAACGATAAACTTAATCTAGAAGAACTCGAGATTGAGATAGATGAAGAAGGCCAAGTAGAAACGTCTTCTGAAGAGCCCAAGGCTCCAGAACCAGAAACCCCTGACACTGATATAGAAGAGGATGATGATGAAGCAGATGATACTGCGGAAGATTCTACTGAAGATGTAACAGAAGAAGAAGTTTCTGAAGATAAAAAACTATATGGCAAAAGAGCTGAGAAGCGGATTAAAAGACTTGTCAAGCAACGTAAGGAACTCGAAGAGAGACTTACTGCACTTGAAGAAGAGAAAGTTAAGTTCACAAAAGAACGTAGCGAACTCGTAGGTCGATCTGCTGATTCTGAACTAGCTGCAGTTGTGCAGTATGGTGACAGACTAAAAGCTCAAGAGAGGGAAGTATTAGCTTCTCTTCGTTCTGCTAAAGAAGCAGGTGATGTTGATAAAGAAATTGACGCTACCGATAAGTTAGCATCAATTAAAGCTGAGGCATTAGTTGTAAGGCAGTATGAAGAAAGAGCTAAGAATGCTTCTTCTCAAAAAGTTTCTGCTGAAGAAACTGTTGAAGAAAAGCCACGAGCAGTTGCTCCTGATAGGAAAGCTGTTAACTGGCAGAAAAGAAACTCCTGGTTTGGAGGAAGTAATCAAAGTGAAAAGATTATGACCCAAGCCGCGATGATAGTTCATAAGGAACTAATTGATGAAGGAATATATCCTGATTCAGATCCTGATGAATATTACAACGAGTTAGATTCTCGTGTTCGTGCAGAGTTTCCTGATAAATTCAAACAGAGTTCATCAGCAAAAAAGGTTCAAGTAGTAGGAGGGGGCACGCGCACCTCGCCCAGTGGCAAACAAAAAGTCACATTGAGCAAATCAGAAGTGGAGACTGCCAATAAACTTGGAGTATCTCTACAAGAATACGCGCGACAAAAGATACGCCGTGATGAGTCGGCGAGATAAGGAGTAGATGAATGACACAAGCTACTAAGACAACCCGTAAGACGCGAAGTTCGGGTACTCGCAAAACTGCATGGACACCACCAAGCAAGTTGGATACTCCAACTCCGCCAGATGGTGTGCATTATAGATGGGTTCGACATGAACTACTGAATGAAGATCAATCAGGAAATGTACATGAAAGAGCTCGTCAAGGATACGAACCAGTAAAACCCGAGGAACTTGGCGGGAACTGGCAATCGGATGTTTTAGACACAGGAAAGCATGCGGGTGTAGTTAGAAGTGGTGACTTAATTCTTATGAAGGTTGATCAAGAGATCGCTGACGAAAGAAATGAGTACTATGATAACAAGACCAGAATGCAAGAAAGAGCGGTCAACTCGGAATTGCAAAGCAACAATAGCGCTGCTGCACCTATTAGCCAAGATGGATCTTCCTCAGTCACACGAGGCGGAGGAAATAAAACTGCAAAGTTTGACGACTAATAGTGATATTGGTCAGAACTTTGCTTAACTATACTATGGAGGTATAAATATGGCATATGGCCTAAAACCGAAGAAGCATGCTAAAGGTGGTTTGATTAGAACCAATAACTTTAGTGGCTCTAAAGGTTACAGAATAGCCGCTACTGCCCCATCCGCATTCTTCGAAGGCGATCTCGTGACTTTCTCAGCAGGTAATATCGTAACTGATATGGCCGCTGGAAGTCCAGGCGCAGTTGTAGGTGTGTTTTATGGAGCAGAGTATGTTGACAATGCATCTGGCGAGGTTAAATTCGTTAGATCAATTCCAACAGGCACTGTAGCTAAAGACAAATACAAAGTGTACGTGTATGATGATCCAGATATCATCTTTGAAATCGAAGCAGACCAAGACACAACCGCTATTACAGCAGCTGATGTAGGTAAAACTGTACAGATTGTAGCTAGTCCAACAGGATCAGCAATTACACACAAATCAGGGTTAACCGCTGATTCAAGTACTAAGAATACAACTAATACTTTTCCACTAACTATTTTAGCTAGTGCAGAAGCAGATGATTCTTTTACTTCAGCAGGAACTACAATGGACATCTTGGTGAAAATTAATACTCATCAATTTGGACTCGGCGCTACTGGCGTAACAGGTATATAGGAGGATAATAAATGGCTATATCAAGAGCACAAATCCTTAAAGAACTGGAGCCAGGTCTTAATGCGATTTTCGGAACTGAATATAACAGATACGAAAATGAGCATGCCGTCTTGTTCGATGAGGAAACATCAAATAGAGCCTTTGAGGAAGAAGTACTTTTCCCAGGGTTTGGTAATGCAAATGAAAAGTTCGAAGGCGCAGCAGTTGAATACGCTGAGTCAGGCGAAGGTTATGTATCAAGATATACACATAACACAGTTGCATTAGCATTTTCACTAACAGAAGAAGCAATGGAAGATAATCTTTATGATAAGCTTTCAACTAGACTAACTAAAGCATTAGCTAGATCTATGGCTTCTACTAAGCAACTGACTGCAGCGAATGTGTATAACAATGCATTTAACTCAGCCAACTCAGGTGGTGATGGACAAGCATTAATATCTAATGCGCACCCATTACAAAACGGTAGTACAGGTTCTAATAGACCTGCAACTTATGCCGATTTATCTGAGACATCTTTAGAAACAGCTTTGATTGACATCGCTGGATTTACAGATGATAAAGGTATCCCAGTAGCACTTCAAGGTAAGTCTCTACACATTCCAAGACAATTGGTATTTGTAGCAGAAAGACTTATGAAGTCACAGGGTCGTCCAAACACAGCTGATAATGATATCAATGCTATCAACAACATGGGTATGATTCCAAATGGTTACTTTACTAACCACAGGTTCTCAGATCCAGATGCATGGTTCATTAGAACTGACTGTCCTAATGGTTCAAAAATGTTCAACAGAGCAGGAATGACCACTAAGATGGAAGGCGATTTTGAAACTGGTAACGTAAGATACAAAGCAAGAGAAAGATACAGCTTCGGTTGGTCTGACTGGCGTGGCGTTTACGGAAACCAAGGCGCTTAACTAATAAATATGAAAGGGGGTTTCGTATAAACGTGCCCCCTTCTCAAGCAATAAATAAACAACCATGGACTGCTTAGCAGACTATATGAAAGGATTATAGACTATGGGAACAACAACTTTTTCAGGACCAGTAAACACATTAAGTGTTATCGGTCTTAACGTATATACAGTGGCTACCGCACCTGATGGTGTGGAAGGTCAAATTGCGTATTTTTCAGATGGAGCTGCAGGTGCAGCAATCCTAGCTTTTTATGATGGATCTAATTGGAAAAGAAGCGATACTGGTGCTACAATAGCATCATCTTAATTTTAACGGGGAGTTTCGGCTCCCCAACACAAGGAGGTTTATATGTCATCAAGTGACGTAAAGTTTAGTACCAGAACTTCAGACGGAAGATTTGGTAAAGCAGTACAAGCTACAGATAATTTTTTGGGCAGAATAAGAGTACAATATATTCAAGCTGCAGGTGTAGCAAGTTCAGTTGTTAAGTTATATGACGGTACAGATAACACTGGTACATTAATATATCAAGCAGGTTTTGGTGCAGAAGGCTTAGATGTCTATGTTCCTAATGATGGTTTAGTTTTTGAGACTGGTGTTTTTTTAGATTTAACAAACACTACTTCAGTAACTATTGCCTATAATTAATCCTTAGTAGGTAAGTTATGGCAACATCGGGTACACATGCATTCAATTTAGATACGGCTGAAATTATACAAGAAGCCTATGAGCGCGTAGGTTTTGATGTTAAGTCGGGTTATGATCTAGTAACTGCTAGACGTTCTCTTAACATTATCTTAACTAAATGGGTTAACGAAGGAGTAAACTTATTTACTATTACTTCTCATATAATTAATTTAACTAAGGATAGTCCTACTGCAACTTTAGCAGCTAGTCAATTTTTAGATATACTAGATGCATCAGTAAGAGATACTAACAGTTCTCCAGTTTCTGATGTTAACTGTGAAAGAATTAGTTTATCAGATTATTTAAACTACACAACTAAAACAACATCAGGAAAACCTGTACAATTTGCTGTGGAAAGAAACAGCCAATTCAAAGCTGCAGGTGCAAACACACACACGATATATTTATGGCCTGTTCCAGATCAAACTTATTATCAATTAAACACTTGGGCTATAAGATATCCTCAAGATGTTAATGATACGTATACCGAAAATCCTGACATACCTAGAAGATATTTACCTGCGCTTATCAGTGCATTAGCAGTTGAACTTGCTAATAAGAATCCAGCTAAAGTAGATGGGGCACGGAGAGCAGAGTTAAAATCTATGTATGAACAAGAATGGCAATACGCAAAAGAAGAAGATAGAGAAAGAGCAAGTTTTTATATACAACCTAAGATTCGCGGATACTAAGAACGATGGCAAAAAGAGCTTCAGGTAAATATGCATATCTGATAGATGATCGTTCTGGCAGGAAGATACGATATAAAGATGCGAGGACAGAGTGGAATGGGCTTCGAGTTCATAAAAACGACTGGGAGCCTAAACAAACTTTATTAGATCCACCTCACCTTGGTCCCGAAGCAACTTCACTATCAAACCCAAGACCTGACAATGATGTAGATTTAACTACAGTAAAGTTTGGTTCTTTATTTGGTAGAGGAACTCCACCTATAGTATCTAATATTGGTACTATTAATATTAATGTATCTGAAGTTGTTGATAGTACATTACTACAAACTGCTTTCAGTATTCCAACTATTGCTACAGGTTACACTTTATTAGGTGAAGCATTAACTGCAGGGCGTGGTGCTATCTCAGTTAACACAGCAGAAGATGCAGACTCTCAATTAATTCAAACAGCATTCGGATCATTTAATTTCAGTGCACAAGAAAATACAACAGGAGAAAATTTAACTAGTACGCAAGGAGATCCTGTGTACAGCGCGAGTTCTACTCAGGTAACAACAGGTGAAAGTTTAACATCTGGACATGGGTCAACTGGATTAAACTTTAGTGGTACTGAAGTACCTGCTGGTATTGAACTATCTTCTAACGAAGGAACTTTATCTCTTCAAGCAAGTTCTACTTTAACAGCAGAAAGCCAAGCAGCAGCTACAAGTTTTACTGCGCCAACAATTAATACAATAGAAGATGTAGGCGGGTTGCAACTTAGCTCAGGATTTGGTATAATATCAATTGCAATAGACGAAACAGGTTGGGGTAGTCAAACCTGGGGTTCTAATGCTTGGGGTACTTAATGGGATTAACATACGACCAACTTAAACAAAACGTACAAGACTGGCTAGAAAACTCAGCTGTGTCTTTCACTACAGCAACAGGTAGCGGGCAAGCTCCTATCGATTTGTGTATTGAATTAGCGGAATTACGTATATCTAAAGAAGCAGATTTAACTGCTTTCAGAAAACTTTCAACACTATCTCTAACAGGGGGCACATCAACAGTAGCCGTTCCTGCTGATATGGTGGTGCCTCGTTATTTAAGAATTGAAAACGGGGATTTTTTATTAGAGAAAGACGAATCATTTATCAAAGAGTATAGCAAGAATCCTACCACGAACACTGGTACGATAAGATACTATGCTTTAAATCAAACAGGCGCGACTTACACAAGTGGTAATCGCCAAACTAATTTTTTATTTGGACCAACTCCAGCCCTTGCAACAACAGTTGAAATAGGATATACTATGAGAGTTCCAGGGTTATCATCTAGTAATCAAAATACTTATATAGGTGACAAGGCCCCAGACGCTATACTATATGGTACATTGATCGAAGCTATAGGATACATGAAAGAAACACCTCAAACAATAGAATTGTGGCAAGGTTATTACAATCGAGCAATCCAAACATTAGCTAACGAGGAACAAGTAAGAATGCGAAATGATGAGTTTCGTAATGGTGAACTAAACACAATGCAGAGAGGACAATAACGCATGGCAATTACATCCGCAATATGTAATAGTTTTAAACAAGAAATTCTTGAGGCTGAGCATAACTTTACAAATGGTCAGGATACTTTTAAGATTGCTTTGATTAAAGCTCAAGCATCTCAAACGGGTACTTATAGCGCTTCAACCACAAATTATACAGACGTTACTGGAAACAGTGATGAACTCGCAAACGGCAGCGGATACACTACAGGAGGAAATACATTATCAAGTGTAACTCCTACTCTAGACGGTACAACAGCTATTTGTGATTTCGCAAATACTTCATGGTCAAGTTCTACATTTACTACAAGAGGATGCATAATTTATAATACAAATAATTCTAACGCAGCAGTAATGGTTTTAGATTTTGGTGCAGACTACTCGGTTTCTAATGGTACATTTACTATTGAGTTTCCAACAGCAGATGCAAGTAACGCAATTATAAGGATTAGTTAATGACATCTACCTGGAGTAATGGTGGCTTAAATTTACGTTTAATGACCACAGGTGAAAACGATAACACCTGGGGTGATCAAACTAATGATAACTTAAAACGTCTTGAGAACAAGATAACAGGTTATGCTTCTATCACACTATCAGGTACGACACACACATTAACATTTACTACAGACCCTACAGCTTATGCAGATGAGGATGGAAGAAACTTTGTCTTAAACTTTGCTGGATCGCCAGGGGGCACTTGTACGGTTACAATACCTTCACTAGAGACAGTGTATATGGTATTAAATAATACGGCAGACAGTAATGATTTAATCTTAACAACTGGAAGTGGTACAACATTTACTGTACCTTCTGGGCGTGATGCGTTTATTTATTCGGATGGAACAAATGTAATTAATGCTTTAGCTGACTTGCAAGTCACTACAGTAAATGGTATAGATGTAACAAATGTTGCAACAAATGGATTTGCAATTGCTATGGCAGTTGCTTTATAAGGAGTAAGAATGGCACAGAATTTTAGAAATCAAGTAGCTAGAAATACAGGGACAAGTCCTGTAGATATTTTAGCACAAGCAGATAGTTATGATACAGTCATAGGTATTAGGTGCACTAACATAGCAGCAACTGCTATCAATGTAGATGTCTACATTATTAGATCAGCCACTAATTATTATTTAATCAAGTCAGCCCCTATAAGTGTAGGAGGTTCTCTTGAGCTAATTGATGGTGGTGCTAAAATTGTACTAGCTTCTGGAGATAAAATTGCAGCGGTATCAGATACAGCTACATCACTGGACACAGTAGTTTCATACATAGATACAATAAGTACATAAGGAGTTAGACTTGGGTTATATAGGTAACACACCAGCAGATAAATACCAGACTCTACAAAAGCAGAGCTTTATAACTTCTGCAACGACAAGCTATACTTTATCGTATTCAGTAACAAATCCACAAGACATTGCTCTTTTCATTAATAATGTAAGGCAGAATCCGAACAGTTCTTATACTGTATCAGGTACTACTCTAACGCTATCAAGTGCAACAACAGGTACTGATGTTATGTATGCAGTATTCTTAGGTAAGAGTGTTGGTACAATAGCACCAGCTGTAGGTTCAGTTACTAACGATATGCTATCAGGAAGTATTGCTAATGCTAAACTTACTAACTCTTCTATTACTTTAAATGGTAGTGCAGTATCACTTGGTGGTAGTGCTACGATTGGTGGAGGTAAAGTAGGACAAGTAGTTCAAGGTAGTTTAACTTCAGTTTTTTCAACAACAAGTTCAACCTATGGAGATATAGGGTTGTCTGCATCAATTACTCCTGTAGCTACAAGTAGTAAAGTTTTAGTTCAAGCTATGAT